AGGACCGACGCATTCCGCGAAGCGCTCGAGGACTTGCGCGAGGCTGCGCGTACCGGCGCCGATGATATTTCTGACTTTGAATCAGAAATGGCGGAATTCAAAAATACCGTCGAGAATACCGAGGCGACGACCGAGGATTTCAATAACGCGCTGCTGAACAGTATCGAAGAGCTGACCGGCGTGACGTTTGAGGCGCGGCGCGTTCGCGAGGAAATCGACAAGGTGAAGGCGTCAATCGAAGCGCTAAACAATGCCGAGGGCGATTTGACTAATGATCTGGCCGTTCTGAATCGCCGCCTGGAGGAGTTGGGCGAGGAATTAGTCGAGGCGACCAAAGCCGCCGACGGACTTACCGCATCGCAGCGCGAGGTTCTGGACGAGGTAAACAAAACCGAAACGGAGATCAAAAAGCTAAATGACAAGCTGGATGATTTGGATTCTCTATATAAGAAAGGCGCTATCAGCGCTCGCCAATATCAGATCGCGACCGAAAACGTCCACTCCGAAATCAAGGAGCTAAACTCGGCAGATCTTACGCAATTTGAGCAGGCCGTTCGAGATGCGTTCGACGGCACTCCGCTCGAGGAGTTTTTGTCCGAGCTTGATGGTATCACCGGATCCGCCGGTTCGCTCGATGCGCTGGTCGTGACGCTAATTGGCGAGGGTGGTGTCAAGACCGCAATATCGAATTGCTTCGGGGTTAGCCCGGTCACTGATTTCGGCCAGGCAATAAAAGACCTGTTTACGGGGAACGGGTCGGCTCTCGGCGGATTCGGGGCGGCGCTGGGAACCTTAACCAGTGCATTCAGCGGGTTTTTCTCGAGTTCACTGACTAGCTTTGGCAACTTTAAGGACGCAATTGTCAGGGTTCTCCAAGACATTGCTTCAGCGGCAATTGCATCGGTGGGAATTAACTTCCTCAAAAACCTGATCCCTGGATTGCGCGATGGTGGATCCGTTGATGGGTTTGCTTATGGCGGAATGGTCAGCGGCCCAGGCGGACCCCGAGCGGATGCGGTTCCGGCCATGCTCTCGAGCGGCGAGTTTGTCATGCAGGCGAAAGCCGTCGACAAGTTCGGCCTAGGATTCATGAGTCAACTGAATGATGGAATGATGCCAGGATTCGCGGATGGGGGCGGCGTGGGCATGAAGGTGGGCAGAGTCACCGGCACAATTGGCGGTTTCCCAAGTTTTGAGGCATTTATGAAATGGCTCCGGGGGCTAGGGTATAACATTCCCAGGTTTTTGGAATACGACCCGGGCGGCATCACCCTAAATCCTTTCGGGCGGGTTATGGAAAACTTGGAGATGCTTATCATCGCGGCGGTCAAGGCGGCGACCAGCATGGCCGCGAATCGAATGGGGGGGACGCCTCGGGACTATGATGGAATGTTTATTCCCGAGATTGCCGGCGGAATCATCTCGAAAATTCTAGGGCCGATAGCGTCGGCGGGGAATTTCGATAAGGCGCAAGAGCTAAATAACGGCTTTGATTATGACGGGCTAGTCAGCTCCCTTTTCAATTCTCTATTGAACCCCATGCAAGATTTCAAATTGGGCATCGGCGATTTTAGTTTTGATAAGCAGGTTAAGGAGTTATTCAACAACGCCAACGCGGTCGCGGGCGGCTCGCTGTTTGTTCAAGGCCGACAGTTCGGCGGACCGCTCGAGCGCGGCCAGGCGTCGATGGTCGGCGAGGATGGCCCGGAGCTGTTTGTTCCGAGCCGAGGCGGAACGGTATCCCCGATCAAGGGGAACAGCGTCGATTTGCAGCAATCCATCGACGATATGAAAGATGAAATCGTCATGCTGCGGCGGCAGCTCTCGAGGGAATTGAGTGGTCGCCGACCCGCTGGGGTCCGATAATGTCTGTCGCCACTACGCTCGCCGAGCTGGTCGCGAAGAGAAACGTCCAGCTTTCCTACATTGCCATTCTGAAACCTTACGATGTCAGCGGTGCGAGCGCGCTAACGCTTTACTATTCCGATAGCGGTTTTGTTACCGGACCCAGCGATACCCCGGCGAATCAGTTTTTTGATCCGCGCTTGATCGAGCCGATTACATTCTCGCGCGCTATGTTTAGCAGTGGTCGGGTCGGCGGGTTTTCGCGTCCGGGCTATGGAAATTTGGTGCTGTCCAATGGCGACGGCGCGCTGGACGATTTCGCCGGATATGCCTGGGACAGTCGCGAGGTCGAGGTCAAGGTCGGCGAGTTCGGGGCCGGGCTTTCCAATTTCTTCACCATTTTCAAGGGCGAGTCGAAAACCATCGAGTTTGATGACGAAACCGTCGAGGTTGTTCTCCGGGACAACCAGGAAGATTTCGAGATCGAATTCCCGCCCAATGTTTACACTGATGCGTCGCTATCCGATAACGTGCTCGGCAAGCCGATTCCTCTATGTTTTGGCGAGGTCAGGAATATAGAGCCGGTGCTCATCGACTCGACTAATCGGGTGTATCAAGTAAATGACGGCAAAATAAACGCAGTCTCGGCGGTATATCAGGCAGGTGTCGCGCTTAATTTGACGTCAGATTATACGGTGGACTTGAATGCCGGAAAAATCACGCTGGTCGCAGCGGCGACCGGGGTTATCACGGCGGATATCCAAGGATATGTCGACAGCGGCAGCAGTTACCATACCAGCGCGGGCGACATCGCCAGGGAAATCGTCACAACTTATGGCGGTCTCACCGACCCCGGCGACCTGGACACGGCATCTCTGACCGCGCTGAACACCGCCAACAATTCGACAGTCGGGATATATGTCGAAAAATCGACAACCATACTCAAGGTTCTGGACGAGCTGGCGAATAGCGTGGGCGCGTTTTACGGATTCAACCGATCCGGTAAATTTGAAATGACCCGCCTGGAGCTGGCAAGCGGCACCGCTGACGCCGATTTTGATCTGACTAACATCATCGAGGCGCAGCGGCAGTCGTCGGCGACCCCGAATCACCGGGTCCGCGTCGGCTATGACAAAAACTACAAGGTGATGAGCGAGAGCGATTTCGGGGCGTCAATTACGACCGCGCAGCGCGATTACCTGGTGCGCGATATGCTATTCGAGGCGGACAACACGGCCAGCATCCGCACTATTTACCCTAATTCGGAGGAGCTGGTCATCGAGGCGCTTTTCGCAGCGTCCAGCGCCGCCAGCACCGAGGCGACGCGACTGCTGGCCCTGTATGGCTCTCAAAGAGACTTTTACAGGATCAGGGTGAAGACTCAGCCGTATACGCTAAAGCTGAATGATGTCGTACAGATCGCCTTTGATCGGTATAATCTGACCAGCGGTAAAAAGTTTCGCGTTATCACGATCACCGAGGACGCGGCATCGAACGAGGTCGAGCTGGAGTTATGGGGCTGAATGGCTGAGAAAATCATCATATCGTCCGACAACTATGTCGATGGCGCTTCAACGCTGACCGCTGATTCGGCGGCAGCGACTCTGCCGGTCACTAATCTCCAGGATATTCAGATCGTGAAGGTCTGGCGGACTAACAGCGCGACTTCTGCCGAGATTAACATCGATCTCGGATCTCAGAAGATCATGGATTTTTTCGCGCTGATCGCTCACAACTTGACGACATCCGCGACCGTTCGCTGGCGCCTATCGAATGATAATTTCACTTCAACACTGTACGATTCCGGCACCCTTAACGCTTGGGCGCCGGTTGAGCAGTTCGGTGGATCGCCCTGGGGCGTGTTCACTTGGGGAGGGCTGCCATCGTCGAGCGTCATCAGCCTTTACAATGCGAGCACGTTTACGCTGCTGCCGAGCGCGCAAATCGCCAGATATATCAGGCTGAACATTGCCGATTCGACCAATTCGGCGGGATATCTGGAGGCCGGGCGATTGATTGCTGGCCCGGCTTATCAGCCGACGATCAATTACGCTAACGGCGTATCGATTCAGTTTGTCGATGATTCCCGAGTGACCAAATCCCGAGGCGGTCAGGTGTTTGTCGATGAGGTGCGGAAGTATCGACGCATCACGTTCGACCTAATCCACCTGCCAGAATCGGAAATATTCAACAATGTTTTTAACAACATCGACCGGGTGAAAGGGGTGTCGAAAGATGTTCTGGTCATTCCCCAGCCGGGCGATTCGGCTACCTGGCTAACTCAAAACATATACGGGCGGCTGGCTGCTATTGGCGCCATACAAAATACCACGCTCTCAAGATATAGTCGCACCATGACAATCGAGGAAATAATCTAATGGCCTTCCCAGTAACTTTAAACAGCGTCACTTATACGCTGGCGGATTTCGAGGGGTTAAACTACGTCGAGGGGTTCCCGAATGCTCTCGAGGATTTTGTGACCGAAGCCGGGACAAAGGTGACTGCTGCGGGAACGAGCGCGACCGCTGCGGCGACCAGCGCAACAGCCTCGGCGACTAGCGCGACCGCTTCCGCGACTAGCGCAACCGCTGCGGCAGCATCGGCAACGAGCGCGGCGGCGTCACTCGATGCAATCGAAGGGTTTTACCTGGGCGCTGCGGCGAGCGATCCATCGACCGACCTTAATGGCGCCGCGCTCACTGCTGGGGATTGGTATTTTAATACTGGATCCGACGCGCTGAAGGTATACAACGGCTCAACATTTATTACATTCAGCGCGTTGACGTTTGACCTAGTTGGCGACACCACACCGCAGCTCGGCGGAAATCTCGACTTTAACGGCAATACCGCAACATCATTCGCGTCGACCGGCATCGATGATAATGCTGACGCTATCGCTTTAACCATCAATACCGACGAAAACATCAGTGTCGGCTCCACTGCCAACCATAGCAGTGCCAGGATCGTTATTAATAGGACACCGCCGACCGCATTCGGTAGCCCGATGCTCCAGGTCGGTCAGGAAGCATTTGTTGGCAATGGTTATTACGCTGTCGGGTTGGGCTTTACGGGTAGCGGCTATACTGAGCCGCCAGCAGAAATTGCCGCTGTTAGCACATCGTCATCTGGCGGCACGACAGCCGATATCGTTTTCGGTACTCGAAGCGTGACAACTAACACCGCCGTCACGGAGCGTTTGAGAATTGATAGTATTGGCCAGATCATGGCTCAGGGTTCCGCAGCGTCTTTTGATACAACGCCCGTACAAACCGGGTTGCAGCTTTATTACGAAACCGACACCGGGCTGGCCACGCTTGGCTCATACTCCTCTGGTGGTTCTACGTCGTTATCGTTTCACACCAACTCGGGTGGTGCAGCAAGCGCGGAGGCTATGAGAATAGACTCTGATGCCAAGGTTAATTTTTTTGGCACAACGTCTGTTGCCGAGATGATTGAAAAGGTCGACATTCCAACGTCTACCACAGGAACAATAAACTTTGATTTTCTTTCTCAGGCCGTTCAGCTTTACAACACGGACCAAACCGCAAACAGGACGATCAACTTTCGCGGAGACGGGTCTACAGCGTTAAATGCTGTAATGGCAGTGGGGGAAAGCATGACTTCCGCGGTGCTAATGAAGCAGGGCGGCTCAGCTTATTATCTTAACGCTTATCAAGTAGATAGCTCGTCAGTGACCCCCGAGTGGTCTGGCGGTTCTGCCCCATCTGCGGGAAATGCAAACTCAATTGATGCTTACACATTTACAATTATTAAAACGGCAGACGCTACGTTTACAGTATTAGCCAGCCAGAGCCAATACGCATAATGCCGTTGCTATCTACAATTGGAGCGGCGTCAGCTAAAGGTTTTAGCTCCGGAAGTGCCCCGCTTGAGGTTACTGGAGGAACGATCACTACCTCTGGGTTGTACACCTATCACACGTTTACCTCTTCATCTAGCTTGGTGGTGTCTGGTGGAACGCTAGAAGATATCAATTACATGATCATCGGTGGTGGTGGAGGCGGCGGTGGCGGTTTCCCGATATATGCGGCTGGTGGAGGTGGCGGTGCTGGAGCTTATCGTCTCTCAACGTCTTCTGGAACAGATATATCTGCAGGCTCTCACACGGTAACAATTGGTGCTGGCGGTGGCGGTGGAGCAGGAAGCTCATACCAACGAGCAGGAACAGGAAACAACTCCACATTTAATAGCATTACATCCAATGGGGGTGCTGGCGGAGGTACATGGGGTGGCGGCCCGATGGCTGGTACAAGCAACGGCAACGCTTCTGGATCAGGTGGTGGTGGCGCTGGTGGTTCTGCCGCTGGAGGCTCTGGTGGAGCTTATGGTAACAATGGTGGCGCTTCAGGCGGTCACGGCGCCTACTCTGGATACGTAGGCTGTGGTGGCGGTGGAGGAGCAGGCGGCAACGGAGGGGCAGGTGCTGGTTATTCTGGAGGCTACGGTGGAGCAGGGTCGCAAGAGTCTACTTGGGCGGGTGCAACCAGCACGGGAGTTTCTAATTATTATGCTGGCGGTGGTGGTGGTGGATACACAGGCAATGACGGAAACGGCGGGTCAGGCGGCGGGGGTGACGGTACAAACGCACCAGACAACAGCGGTAATGGAACCGGATATGCTGGAACTACAAATACAGGAAGCGGTGGCGGTGGAGGAGCAGGATGGGGAAATAATCCGGGGCCGGGATATAGCGGTGGCGCGGGCGGATCGGGTTTAATAATTATTAGATATTTAACATCTCAACTAGGGTAAAAAATGGCGCACTTTGCACAAATAGATGAAAATAATGTTGTTATAAATGTTCTTGTGGTACCTGATGAGCAAGAGACCAGGGGCCAAGAGTACTTGGCTGCTGACTTAAATCTCGGGGGTGCGTGGATACAAACCTCTTATAACCACAGCATTCGCAAGCAATACGCTATTGTGGGTGGAAAATACGACGCAACTAATGATGTCTTTTTAGCGCCACAGCCATACCCCAGCTGGACATTAGATAGCAGTTTTGATTGGCAACCCCCCGTTACGTATCCAAGCGGTGACACCATGTATGCGTGGGATGAAGATCAACGACAATGGAAAAAGCCCGAGTGATATGAATGGATCCGCTTTCGTTAGTCGCAATAGCCTCGAGCGCATTCAAGGGGCTCCAGGTTCTTGTCAGCAAGGGCGCGGAAATTGAGCACGTTGCGAAAAAGCTGGGTCATTGGTATGGCCTGGTCGCGGACATAAAGGAAGCCGAAAAGGAAGCCGAAAACCCGCCTATATTCAAAAAGCTGTTTGATGGCGCTTCCGTCGAAGAGCAGGCTTTGAACGCAATCATCGCAAAAAAAAAGACCGAGGAAATGGAGAAGCAGGTCCGGGAGCTGATCATATGGTCCTACGGCGATGAAACATACAAAGAGATGATGGCGATGCGGCGCGAGATACGCGCCAGGCGTGACGCGACAATCTACAAGCAGCGGCGGAAACAGCGATTGATGCTTGATATTTCTGCGGGCATTATTGGGCTTATGATATGCGGGGGCGTCATTTGGGCGCTTGTTTCAGTAATTAAGGGAGTATGAAAAATGAAAGTGATCGCAGCATTTTTGGCGGTTTTTGTATCTAGCGCGGCGGCTCAAACCGTAATCAATTACGAGGACGGTTCGACCTATACTTTGTCAGAAAATCAGCAGGTCTATATCAGCACACCGCGAAGCGCGCTTTTTAAGCGTCGGATATACGCAAACAAGAACACTTATTTCATCGCGCAACCCCCCTGGTCGCAGCGTGATTATGTGCAGCAGCCGACCGACGGGATGGAAGTCGGATCACATGAGTGGTGCAAGGTCTATATTCCGTGGTCCGAGGGGCTGACTTTTAATATGCAGGCGTGGAATCGGTATTGCGACACGAATGGCGACGGCGTTTATGACGAAATGGATGCCCCTTGGAATGAGTGATCGCCTCGAGGGGTTGCTGGTTGCGTCGGCTTGGATGATGCTGATCCCGATTCTGTTTGCCATCGGGCTTGCCATCGGGCTTTCGATGCTGATGTGATTTAAAGATCAAACTGATACAATCGGCGAAACTTCTGGGGGTTAAATGATGGACGAGACCACGAAAACGATGGTCGACGCGGCGAGTGTTGCCACAATGCTCGGGACGCTCGGCTCGATCCTTCCGCCTCTGGCGGCATTGTTCACGATTATCTGGACCGGCATTCGGATCTATGAAACCGAAACGGTCCAGAGCCTGGTTAAGAAAAGAGCCGAGGGCAAGGATCAATCTGACGACTGAGGGGGGCGCATGTCGCTACTTGGAAACCTGTTCGGGTCGGGAGATGCGGCGGGAAATGTCATCGAAAAGACATTCGGGCTGATCGACAAATCCTTTTATACCAAACAAGAGCAGGGCGAGGCGTTGATGAAAGCCGAGGCCGACGCTCGCCAGATGACGATCAAATGGCTGGAATCGACCAGCGGCTCCAGGCTTGCCAGGCGCGTCATAGCATTCGCCATTACCGGCGTCTGGTTGTTCATGTTTCTGGCGGCGACTGTTAGCTCTCTGGCTGCGATTTGGGTCAGTGATGGTGCGGCAGGAAAACTCGCCGACAGCACCGTTATACTCGATGGCCGAATCGACACAATGACCCCGGCGGTGATGCTGATTCTGGGCTTTTATTTTGCGGCGCCCTACATGGGCGACCTGGCAAAGGGGGCGCTCCAGAAATTCGGATCGCATCAAAAATGACAGCCGGCGTCGATTTCAAGATCCTCACAAAATGGCTAGAGCTTGATGAAGGCTGCAAGCTCAAGCCTTACTATTGCACCGCCGGGAAGCTAACTATCGGCGTCGGTCGCAACCTCGAGGACACCGGGGTCACGAAAGCCGAAGCGCAATTTATGCTCGAGGGCGATATTGTGCGGCTGATGAAAGAGCTGGATGAAATGTTTCCCGAGTGGCGCGACCTATCCGAAACCCGGCAGATGGTGGTGTTGAATATGTGTTTCAACATGGGGACGTTCGGCTTCCTCAATTTCAAGCGAACGATCTCGTATATCCGCGC